AAAAAGTAAAACCCCCTAGATTTGACGTGGGCATGTAGTTATCACAATATCATTTAATATTAAAATAAACATATATAGTTTAAACTAACAAAAAAACTTATAATATCCAAAACATGTTGTCAAAAACATCATGTTTTATATTTAAGAATAACAAGACATTTATAAATATGGCAACAAATAAAAAATATGCATTCTCAGCAGACAGAATAGAACCAAATTTACCTGTCTTCTCTGAAAAAGTAGATCAAAAATGGATTTCATTTGGAGATGACAATAATTGGCCCAATTATGTAGTAAGTCTATATAATGGTTCAGCTATGAATAGAACAGCAATTATATCTAAACAAGATGGCGTTATCGGACAAGGTTTAAAAACTAAAAACGAAGAAGACAATTTCGTATTAAAACGAGCAAATCCGGAAGAAAGCTGGAATGATGTCTTTGACAAAGTAACGTTAGATTATCTTATATTTGGTGGTTTTGCTTTAAATATTATTTGGTCAAATGACGGTACAACAATTGCAGAAATTTATCATTTAGATTTCTCTAGAATTCGTTCAGGTAATACTAATCCTTTAACTAATAAAGTAGACAGCTACTTTTACTGTGCTGATTGGGGTAAGTATAAAAAAAATAAACCATTAGAATTTCCTACATTTAATCCTACAACAGCAGTAGAACAACCGTCACAAATACGTTACTTTTTTGATTATAATCCATCCTCTTTGTTTTATCCTTTCCCTTCTTATTCAGGGGGTTTAAATGATATACAAATAGACATCGAAGTATCTAAATTTCATATTAATAACCTTGCAAATGGTTTAACGCCTGGTTTGTTTATCGCTTTAAATAACGGTATACCTGACCCAGACGCAAGAATGGAAATTTATGATGAAATAACAATGGGAGGTCGAGGTAGTGAAAATGCTGGTAAACCTTTCATAGCATTCTCAGAAGATAAAGAACATGCACCTGAAGTTACACCTATAGCAGCAGTAAACTCAGATTATTATATACAACTAGATGCTAGAATTACATCTAGAATTTTATCAGCTCATAGAATTACATCACCTTTGTTATTAGGGTTATACCATGGAGGTTCAGGGTTTTCAAGCTCAGCAGACGAAATTATGGTTGCATATTCACATTTTATTAGTACAGTTATTCGACCTATACAAAAATCAATGCTAAAAGTATTTGATAATTTAATGATGTATAGAGGATATCCTGAAGCAGAGCTTTATATAGAACAAAATAAAATTGTTGAATCTAAAGAAAATGCAATTGCCGAAGAATAAATTAAAATTAATAAAATTAAAATAATATGGTAAATCCAAATGTACTTTTTATCTCGGAAGAAAAGTTAAAAGCATTCACAAGCATTCATGAGGCTGTATCTCCAAAAGATTTAACACCTTATGTTTTACAAAGTCAAGACATATACTTACAGAATTTCCTAGGAGGAACGTTCTATCAGCAATTACAAAATCAAGTAAAGACTAATACATTAAGTGCTAATAACAGATATTTAATAGATCAGTTTATAGGTCCTCTATTGTGCAACTATTCATTTTATCATGCACTTCCCTTTTTAGCTTATAAAGTTTTCAATAAATCAGTATTAAAACCAAATTCTGAGAATGCACCATCAGTAGAGTTAGATGAATTAAAATTCTTACAACAACAAGTAAAAGATGTGGCAGAAAGTTATACAAAACAAATGCAATATTACTTGAAGTTCAATCCAAATTTATATCCTGCATGGATTAATCCTGATGCAAAAGATGGACAAGTACCAGATCGTAAAACTCCATATTTTAGTGGACTACAAACAAACTCTAAGTACTTCAATTATAAGAAGTTGCGTAACTATCCATACGGACGTGGAACTAGACCTGGTGGATGGGGTGGAGACAGTGGCATGGACGATCAACAGTGTGTAGGATGCGACGACAGAGCAATATAAAAAAGATATTGTATAAACAATAATTTAGATGTAACACAATGCAAAAGAATACAATAAAAGAAACAAAAACCATTAAAAAACTTTCAATAGTTTATCCAAGAACAATCAAGAATATAAATCTATTAATGGTTTATTTAAAAAAACAAACTAAAAATGTTTAAACCCGGAGTAAGTGGATATCCACAAGGCAGAACTAAAGGTGTACCAAATAAAAGCACCGAAAAGATTAAGATGTACTATATGGAATTACTTGAAGGTAATCTTGATAATATCCAGGTTTGGTTAAATCACGTCGCTGAAAATGATCCAGCAAAAGCATTAGATTTCTTATTAAGATTAAGTCCTTTTGTAATCCCTAAGAAATCAGAGACAGATTTATTTGTCGATAGTCCAATACGAATCATAATTCCTGCAGCTGAAGATAAAACCACACATAGCCCAAATACTACTTCAACATTACAGTCATTCAATACGGCTGATAAAGATGATATATAAGTAAACATACTTATTATAATTTGGACTTCAATACCTTCCTAACTAATGATTACGAGGCATTAACTCAAGCAGCAGATAAAATTACTGGTAATAACAAACTAGCTTTAGATCTTTTACATTACTCAATTTTAGAGCTCTCTGATAAAGAAAATCTACAAGCAATTATCGATTCTGGCGGTAGCAGATTTTATCTGGTTCGCATTATGATGACGCAATGGCGTAGTAGAACCGGACCTTTCTATAAAATGTTTATGAAATCACACGAACAAATTGAATACCATGATACGCCAGAAACAGAAGAAATAACTCTCGATATAAATAAGATAAATAATATATTAGATGGACTAACTTGGTATGATAGAGAATTATTTAAAGCATATTCTGAAGGTGAACACAATTATTCGACCCTTGCAGTAGAAACTGGAATACCAAGAACATCAATAGGATTAACACTAAATCGAATCAAAACCCACATTAAAAAAAACTTATAAAATTATGGCATTTGTAATTAAAAAAACAGGAAAAATAACAACAGAAAATATTACTTGGAAATTCTCAGATTTAAACAATGAATTTGTTTCAACCGCTGAAAGACTTGAACGCAATATTGCATACTGGCGAAATAAAACAGGTAATACTTCAGAAGTAATATATATTAACGTAAAAAAAGAAGAAGAAAATGAACCTATTATACCCAATACTGATTGGTCTATCTATGTCGATGATTGCGACGAGCCTAACAATGAATCCAATATACAACAAGTCATTGAAGTTACTGTCGATAATATTAAACGTAAATCTAGAAAGAGCACCCCTAAACTGTAGTTATTGTTTGTCACAATGGGCAGCATTAACTGCTTTACTTTTAAATGGATATGGTTTTTATGCGTTTCCACTAGCTTTGATGTCGGGTGCGTTCACATTACTAATCGAAAAAATAATAAACTACTAATATGATAGAACAATTAATAACAGTTAAACCTTTATTAGATAAAAAGGTTTTTAATGCACAAGAATCAAAATTAATATTTGCAACATATTCCTTAATAATAGAACAAGAAACAAAAGTAACAAATTGTCCTAGCTGCGTGCAAACAGTCATAAGCAGATTAAAAAAAGAGTGTAGAAATGCTGGAATATAATGTTTCAACATTTTTCATATAATATCCATGGAAAAACAATATAAAGTATATAAAATAATAAACGATTTAAATGTTATAGAGTATGTCGGGATGACAGAAAGAACGTTAAAAGATAGGTTCTATTTACATACATATCGAACAGGTAAATTCTATAACCGACAAGATGTTAACATACATTTAGTTATAGAATTTGATACTAAAAGAGAAGCATTAAACTTAGAAAAACTATTACAAACTAAATATGGTTTTAAAACAAATAGTGATTATGGTAGAATTTCTGCTAACAATAATATCAAAAATGGAATTTTCAAAGATAATGGTAAAAAAGCATGGTTAAAGAATCCAGAAGGTATGTTAATAGCAGCTAAACGAAATGTTAAGAAAGCAACGTGCGCAGCTAAAAACATATCGAATAATCAAAAATGGTTATGTCCAGGTCCTGAAAAACATATAAGCTCAGGTGCATGTTTTAAAAATTGGTGTTTATTTAGAAGCAGAGATCCAAATAAAGCAATACGATTAATTTAATGCAAAATGAATTTCATTTCCTAAAAGAATACTCAAGTTTATTCTACTCAGATAAAACCTACTACCTGGTTTCCGGGGGGAGAGGCGGAGGAAAATCGACTCAATGTGCCGCTTATTTTCTAATACTATTAATGGGTGATGCATACTTTAGAGGCGTGGTTTCCAGATACACCCAAAAAAGTATAAAGTCTTCCATCTACCGAGATATTTTAGATCTCATCAGCGATTGGGGTTTAAACCCTTTCATTAAAATAGATGGAGACGAAATCATAAACAGAGTTAATGGAAATATGATTATCACTCATTCGATGAAACTTGCAGATGGAACGCAAACATCGAAAGGTAAGGGTTTATCAGGCGTTACACACTTACTAATTGATGAAAGTACAGAATTACCTTCTGAAAATGAGTGGATATTACTTAATGATTCCTTTAGAACAAAAGGGACTGATAGAAAAATCTTAATGCTTTTTAATCCAACAACTACTAGACATTGGATCCACACTAGGTGGTTCATAAACGGAGAGCCGAACCCAAAATGGTTCGATGATACTCAATTCATTCACACAACTTACAAGTGCAACGCTCATAATCTAGATCCTAAAAAGATACTAGAGTGGGAACGCATGAAGGACCAAGATCCTGAATATTATAATCATCACATCTTAGGTATGTGGCAAGATGGAGTCTTAGGTAGAATCTTTGATAATTGGAATGTTGGTACTCCCGACCCTTTAGGTGAGTATGAAACATTCTACGGCTTAGATTTTGGATTTTCAAGCGACCCCGCAGCCTTAATAGAAGTTAAAAAACATAACAATAAGTTATATCTTAAAGAACTTATTTATGAAACAGGTTTAACTAACCAAGACTTAGCAGAAAGAATGAGAAGCTTAGGTATTAAAAATACCGATAGAATAGTTTGTGATAGTGCAGAACCTAAAAGTATAGAATCATTAAGACGAAATAAGTTTAATGTAATACCAGCTATTAAAGGTATCGACTCGGTACAACATGGTATAGATAAAATTAAACAGCATGTAGTCTTTATGCATCATGAGTCTAAGAATCTACACAAAGAATCAGACCTATATTGTTGGAAAAATGGTACCGATAAACCAGAAGACAAGAATAACCATTTAATTGACGCATTAAGATATGCACTAGGTAAAGATCGTAACTCTAGCTATGCATTTACAGGATCAAAATCAACATCAATCTATGATATTGACGGAGACATAAAAGACCCTTATGCTTCATACAAATCAAACAAATCAAAGAAAAGGCAGTATTGAAGAATTCAAAATGGCAACAATTAGTTCAAAAATTCAAATTCTAATATCTATTAATAACAAACAAAGATAATAATCATGCCAGAAGTCTATTCATCAACATACAAAAACGTAGTAGAATCTTTAAGAAGTGCTATAGAATCTCATATAGGTATTAAAACATTTATAGTAGGTCCACCTTCGACAATAGAAATACCAGATGATGATAATATAGTTATTAAATATCCTTATGTACACCTAATTTCACAATCTGCAACGATTGGTAAAGGTTCTACTATATTTGATTTTGATTTAATAGTAATGGATCTAGCCAAAGATCAGTCAGGTTTAGAAGAAAGAACACAATCAGCCATGTTAGAGATAACAAGAGATATAATCTCTAAATATACTTTAACATCTTGGCCTACATGGAGATTCAATATGAAGATACCAATAGTTTCAACACCATTCGTAGAAGGCTTTAAAAATTCTGTAAGCGGGTGGACATCTCAAATACAGATAGAAGCGTTGACGCCTTTAAGTAACTGTGAAAATCCTGTATTATAATGTTATTCAAAGACTTAACAGATGCAACGTTACAAAGATTAGGTGACAGACTTATAAGAAATGCAGAAGCAAGAATAAGAAGACAAGTACCACAGAGAAATAGAAACCCTTTTGCAACTGATAAATTAGCAAGTTCTTTAATATTTGGTTGGTCTAAAAATAATGAAGGTACATGGAGACTAACAATAAATTATGCAGACTATGGAAAGTATACAAACTTTGGGACCAGAACATATAGTAACTATAGAGAAGGCACAGGTTTATTTGGGATTGGAGACTTTGTTGGTTATAGAAGAGGAGTAGGTGGTATTAGACCACAAAATTGGTTAAGTTTACGCAATGATAAACCAGTTTATGAAGCTATAGTTTCCGGAGAACTTCGATTAACATGGCAGACTTTTCTGAACAATACGATTAGCGATTTAGGACGTGCACGGTAAAATAAAACAATATATACAAAAACATATGTTAACTAAAGAATCAATCGTTGCACGTCTATTAGATGAGAAATTAATAACAACAATAGAAGCTGTAGTTCTCCTTAAAGGCAGAGACTTTAAAGGAATAAGATTTCCTATAATTACATGTAATAAATGGGCTGGTCCATCAAAACCCCCACATACTACTACAATAACATAAATTAATATAATGCAAACTGATAACAAAATAGAGTTCAAGATTAAAGGTAAAACGTATATAGTATTGCAACCAACTATTCGCGATTATTACGAGTTGCAAACTCAACTTGTACTTCAAGATGTTAATGCTAAAATTAATATAGTTTCAAAGCTTTCTGGCTGTGACGTTAAAACCTTAAGGCTTCTCGATAAATATCAATTCATAGAATTGTGGAATGTATTATTAGAACGACACTTTAACATATCTGAGTCCACCCCCTTTCATAGAAACTTCATATTGAATGGTAAGTTCTATGGCTTCTTAGATATGGATACGATATCTCTTGGTGAATTCGCCGACCTTGATGTACTGGGTGCAGACCCACAATCTCAGAAGAAATTACATATTATTATGGCAATACTATATCGACCTGCTATTGCAATAACAGAAAAGTGGATAAAGGTAGATGAGTATGATTCAAATACATTGACTCAAAGAGGTGAAGAGTTCTTAGATTTACCATTAAAGTACGTATATGGCGCATTGAATTTTTTTTTGCAAATGTCAAGTTACTTGTACGGAAATATTCTGGATTGTTTGAACAGCCAGATACCGGAGACGATGCTGCAGAAGGAACTATTAGAAATGTCAAAGCAAATCATATTGAAACAGCTCGAGGTTGGTACAGAATCATCCAGTTCTGCTCAGGAGATGACCTTTCGAAGAATGACGAAATTAGCAGAGTTAGTATTATCGGAGTCTTCAACTACATTGCACACAGATCAGATAAAAGGAAAGAACAAGAAGCATTTGATAGACAGATGGAGTTTAAACTCCGTGTACGATAAAATTAAAAATAAAATAAAATGATAATAAGTGTACCATACAAACCAACATGGCTAGGATCAGCATATAACCCAATTATATGGTCTGTGCTCAGTAGTAAAGTTACCTCAATAGACTTCAAATATGTTTTTGAAATCTATATTGATGATGTTAAAGTTAATACCATTAAACAAAGAGCCAATGCTAACGGTTACGGTATGATTGACGTTTCAAATATGGTGCGAGGCTACATAGAATCCACATCTCTCCATGCTAAAATAACACAAGGTGAAACATCAATTGATTATAATGATGCACAATTTTATTCAGACAATAACTTAATGAGTAGAAAAGTATACCTTAAAGTTGGCGAAGAGTATACAGAGAATGGAGTTACTCAAACTTATATAGGTACTGCAGATACTCCAGGAGTTCCTGCTTATTTCTTATACTCAGGTAATACCACTACACCTAACACAGCAGTACACGCATGGGCTTCATCGTTAACAGACCATGAGCAACAATGGAATATGCAAAAGACTAATGTCTCCGGTATTTGGGGTGATAATCCATTTGATGACAATAAATGTTACGACCATGGAATTAATCTAGCATATCCTTTAATGAAAGCCAGCATAACACAAGATGTTTACGAAATTGATAAAATGGTCTTAAGCTTCTTAAATTGGAGTCCTAATGTTGTATTAGCAAATCAAAGAACTATATTTGGTTTTAGATATAAAATTTATGATAACGTAGGAGACATGCAAACATTTAATATACCAATGATTACTGCAAATGGTTTTGATCAAAGGGCTTTATGTTCAAGTCTCGTATCTACAATAGCATCTAAAAATATGATTGTTAATGTTTTAGCAGGACCTAATAATATAATTGAAGCTACAAATTATTCAACAACCAATTGGCCTGTTAGAAAGATTGAAATTCAAGGCTTTAACCAAGATGTAGGTTGTGAATATGGAGATGCTATAACACAATTGATTACTCTTAATGTTAAAGAACAATGTCCTGATCCATTATATAGAAGAGTTCGTTTGAGCTTTTTCAATGAACTTGGAGGTAGAGATTATATCAATGCTAATATGTTTGTAGAGAAAAACATTGCAGTAACACAACAAACATATTCACAAGAACAAATGAATTGGGGGTTAAGTACACCAGTTCCTATGTTAAACGATTCATTGCCTATACAGAACCTTGGAATTAAAGGAGGTACAAAAGCATTTAACAAACAATCTCAAACTACTTACAAACTTCTAACGGATTGGTTATTGCAACCAGAAATTGATTTAATTGAGGGCTTAATAAAGTCACCACAGGTTATGTGTTACATAGATAATGGAACTACTATAAGCACTGAATATCCTTACACATGTACGGTAGTGAATTCAAGTTATGCTGTTAAGAATGTAAGACAAGTTAAGTTAGTTCAAGCAGAACTTGAGATTAAGTTATTCACGAAACAACAAATGCAAAACCTATAACATGGCAGCACAATTATTTGCTAAACAACAAGGCACAGCTAATTATATTAATCTTACCTTGTTCGATGCAGAACCTATAAAATTAACATTATCTGTTACAAACATAATGGATCCTTTAGCAGCGACTTCTGTATTCTCTCAAACATTCAGAGTTCCACATGATAGTGTTAATGGTCCCTACTTTAAGGGTGTCTTTAATATTAATTCCATGGACTTTGATGCATCTAAAAAAGCAGATGCATATGTTGTAGACAATGGTGCAGCGTTTACGACTGGTAATATAAGACTTACAAATGTTTTTACGAATAACACTGATAATAGTATTGAATACGAAATTATTTTTACAGGTGAAACTGCTGACTTTGGCTCTAAAATAGGTGGAGGCTTCTTAAACGAAATAGACTTTACATCCTACAACCATATAAAAAACTATACTAATATTATTAACTCTTGGACTAATATGCTATTTAATGGTGATTTAGTTTATGGCCTTATAGAATGGGGTTACGATTATAATAGTGCCAACCAACCTATAGATACAACATTGTCTTATGGTTTTTCAAAATCATTTACAGATAGTAATAATGGCTTACAGCTTGGCCAATGGAAACCACAGTTTAGAGCTAAAGCAATTTGGGACAAAGTCTTTGAAAACTCTGGGAAAACCTATGATTCAGTATTTTTGAATTCAGAGTTATTCAAACAAATTTATGTAATTACAGAGAATAAAGCCCAAGCAAATGCAGCTCAAGTTAATTTATTTGAAGCTATAAATATAGAAAATATACCGGACTATGTAGGAACCATAATACCTTTAACCTTCAATTCGGATATATCAGACCCTGGAAATCTATGGAATCCTGTTACTTCAGTTTATACATCACCTGCAACTGGTCTTAATACATTTCAGCTGACATTAGAATTTATTTTGAATACAGGTACTGAGATAGATGTTGCTTTTATAGTAAAAATGATAGATGCCGACACTGACGTTGTATTGAGTACTCATTCTGGTTATATAACAGAAAATGATACCTTAATGATCTTTGATATATCTGCAAATTTACAACAAGGTCAAAAGGTTAAATTCGAATGGTATTCACAGTGTACTGGTGGTACATGTGCTATATATGAGGTTCCATTAGAGTTTTATAACTTACGAATCAAATCAACTGTAGTTCCACAAATATTCGCATTGGCTTCAATCTTACCAAATAATGTAAGAACTATTGATTTTATGAGATCTATTATTAATAGATTCAGATTAGTGTTTGTGCCTTCAAAAGAAATAGAAAATCACTTTACAATTACACCTTGGAAAGATTGGATTATGCAAGGAGATTCCGTAGACTGGAGCGATAAACAAAATACTGATAACGATATTAGTACTACCCCTTTGTTTTATACACAAAGTAGGTTTAATATCTTTAAAGACCAAGAAGATTCAGATTATTTAAACTATGCATATCAATTAGAATACAAACAAACATACGGACAATTAAACATTGATTCAACTAATGAATTAATTACAGGTACGCGAGAATATAAAGACCAATTTGCCTCGACACCTTTATCAGCAATTGCAGGAAATACAGAATTAGAAGAGTATGTTGATTCTCAAAAGTTCTTAATACCACATATCGCAAAAGATTCTGGTCAAGAAGGCGGAGATACTAATGTTGGCAAAAGAGAACCTATACAACCAAAATTAAGATTAGTATTCTATAATGGACTTAAAGCTGCACCAATACCTTGGTATATTAATGATGAAGTTAGTATTGTAGCTAAAACAACATATCCTTTGATGAGTAACTTCTCAGAGTTTCCTGTTACACCTTCTACATTAGACTTAAATTGGAAGAATTCAGAACCAATGTGGGATATATCCTTAGTTGGTTTAGGCAATGGCTCAACTGCACATACCGTCTATAATACATTTTGGAAAACATGGTACGACACTACATTTGATTCATATTCAAGAATAGTAGAAATGGAAATGGTTTTAAAATATACAGACTTAATTAACTTTAACTTTAATAATTACGTGTTTATTAAAGATGCTTGGTACTTTGTTAATGAGATTAAAGATTATATTGTTGGAGAAACTTCATTATGTAAGGTTCAATTAGTTAAAGTCGGTAATGCTATTGGACTTATAATACCTCCTCCACCAATAACATATACAGAAGTTCAATTATGTACAGCTCCTACGGTTTGTGAGGCTTTTTGTTGTTTAGAGTTTGAAAGTGCAGTATCAAATACTTATTGGATTAATGGGTTAACATTAGACATTGCCGGTGGAATATTCTTAGATGCGATAGGAACTCAATCTGCTGCATCAGGTATATATTCAGATGGTATTACAGCAGCTATATTAAATGGAGCAGGTATAATTACTTCAAAACCTAGTGTTGATGAATGTGTATGTTTACCTGTAAGTTATGACTATTCTGTAGAGACTGCAAGTATACCTTGTGATTTATATTGTTTATCAATGCCAATAGCTATAGTTTATTCAAATACAAATACATTTGAAGCTTCAACATTCTTATTCTTAAATGATGCTTTAACAATACCAGCCCCTATAGGTTATTACGCACCTACTGCGGCTACATCTGCTTTGCAAGTTGGAGAAAATGGTCAAGTTTTAGTTACAGTTAGCTTATTAACTTGTGATTGTACAATTTACTATCCTCATGTTGTATGCTATTCAACTACTCTTTGTAATTCATGTTGCTGTTATGCTGCTCCAATAACTATTTATACAAACAGTGCTACGTTTGGTGCAGGTACTTTAATATGGAATGATAATGCAGGCGTATTACCTTCAGCAATAGGTTGGTATAAAAAAGATGTAGAACAAGTTGCAGTTGTAACAACGGCTGGAACTATAGAGGCAATTACTATGTGTTCTGAATGTATAGAAGAATGTGTAGATGGAAGTGTTAACGTTACATTAAAAATTGAAGCATCGACAGAGGGTTATAATAATGATGCTACGTTAGAAAAATCATTCGATAATATAAATTGGATATATGTTGGAACGTTAAACACTACAGGAATTGAAGTTTCACAACTTTATACAGTTGAAGAGAATGTTTGGGTTAGAGGTACATTTACCTCAACAGTAAATGGTGGAACGTTAAACACCTTTTATAAAGTTAACGATTTAACTATTGCTTTTAACGTTATAGCAACCCCAGGATCTAATACAATTTATTCTACAGGTACTGTAAATACTTTAAATGCTTATGAATTAAGTGCTTATGTTGATGGAGGTATACCAATAATTGGAGTTTATCAGGTTAGTGGAACTTATGATTCTTACAAAGGAAATATTAATTATAATTCAGCAATATCTTTAAATCATAATGGAACTATTAATACATCTCTAGATTTAACAGGAGGTTTTACAAAAATAGGAGCAATTGCAAGAATGACATCTTCTATTAAAATGGGTGATTTATATTTATTTGCTGGAGACTTTGATGCATATAAAGGTTTACCGGTAGATGATGATATTATTGCATTGAATGAAGATGGTAGTATTAATGTAACATTTCAAGGAAACTTTAATCCTATAGATAATAACATTACATTAATTAAAATATCAGAAACTAAATTTTATGCATGGGAATATAGACTTATTACATCTGCGAATCCACGTACAATTAAAAAATATAATATAAATGGTACATTATTATCTGAAAGCTTAGAAGTTAATGGTGGATTTAATTCTGTCTTATTATATAATGGCATGTTATATGTTGCTTCTAACAGTAATATGTACGGAGGTGCAATCATACCTCCAGCTGTATCAATACCTAGTATATTTAGATTAGATGCAAACTTTGGATTAGATGGAACCTTTAATACAGGTAATGCTGGATTTAATGTTACACCAGAAGGTAACCTTGCAATTGCTATTGCAGATGATACAATCTATTGTATTGGTAAGTTTACAACTTATAATGGTGACCCTGTTGCAGGACATATAGTTGCTCTTAATATGGACGGAAGTTTAAAAGGTTATTTCAATGTAGGAACGGGATTTAATACTATTGGATTAGGATTAAGTTCAATTCTTGCGCAGGAGACAAGTATATGGGTTGGTGGTAGCTTTACTGAATATAATGGTATTCCTTCAGAATACCTAATTAAACTAAATGCAGATGGAACTAAAGATAATACCTTTGATGTAACAACTACATTTAGTATGATTGGTGAAAGCTCTCCAATAATATATTGTCTTAGAATGGATGACACCCATATATTAGTAGGTGGAAAGTTCGATTTATATAAAGCTGCTCAAACAAATGGTTTAGTTAGAATACATAAAGATACAGCAGTAAGAGATGTTGTATTTAATATAGGTACTGGATTTGATACAGTTGTTGAACCATTCCCTGGATATCGAGTATGGGATATTAACCCTACATTAGCAGTACCTCAACCTATTGTAACTTATGAAATTTTAACTTACAGCTCTATTAATAGTGCATGTGACTCTTATTGTGGAATTCCTGATGTCACTATATATGGAAATGGTTCTACATTAATAACATCCACTATATTATATTCTGATATTACAGGGTTGGCCCCTGTTAATCAGGGTTGGTATTCTGATGGAGTTACTATTGCTTATGTACTTACAAATAGCGGAGTGATTACAGACGTCCCAAGTGCCTCAGGTTGCAATTGTATTCCATTACATGGGTTTAAACTTAGATATGATATAGATAAATGTTTATCTTGTAATGCACCAATTTTAGCTACATGGTTAAATAATGCAGTATTTTTATCAGCAACTATAGCGTATTCAAATTCTATAGGTACAGTATTTGCAACAGCCGGTTTTTATTCATATAATAGTGGTGATATTATTGAAGTAGGATCAAATGGTGTAATTATATCTCAAGATAATTGTTTTAATTGTGTTTTTCCTTTGGTTTGTGAATCATATCAAATTTTGAATACAGGTACAGAGATACTTAATTACAATTATATTGGTTGTGATGATTTACCATATTTTGGAACGATAAAGCCGGGCCGAACTATTATAACCGCATGTACTGATATCGTAAACTTTAATACTACCGGTAGTACCTGGTCGTACTTAAGTATATCAATATGTTAAAAATCAACATAATAGAATTGTTCAAAATATTAAAATATTATATTTAAAAATATGGCAGCATCAACGGAAATAGGTTTTAGTATTAAAGTCGACGGAATTGACAGAACAGTCAAGTCATTAGGTGAGTTGAACTCCGCCATAAAGGATTTAACAAAAGAAGCTACTGAAGCTGATTATGGTTCAAAATCCTTTGATGATATAACAGAAAGAATTCAAACAGCAAAAGCTGCTGTTAAAGAATTTAAGAATGATACCAGAACCAAGGAAGTAAAGGATCAGTTCTCCGACCTTGCAGGCGGAGTAACATCTTCTTTTAGTGTTGCTGAAGGTGCATTAAAATCATTTGGGGTAGAAACAAAAGCTATGGCAGGTGTTACTACTGGAGCAAATGCTGCTATTAGTGCAGTTTTACAATTTCGACAATTACAAGAATTAAAGGTTAGTTCTGCAGTTGCATTAAGAACAGTAGCTGAAAGAGCTGCTGCAGCTGGTACTGTAATTTTAAATACAGTTAATAAAGCATTAAATATAACATTAACTTTAAACCCTATTGGGCTTATTGTAGTTGCACTTGGACTATTAATTATTGGAATATTAGCAGTTGTAGGACCTATTAAAAAATTCATATCTACGTTTGAAGTACTTAATGTTGCATTAGAAAAATCAATTAATTTATTTAGAAATGTTGCTTCATTTTTAACAGGTGGGCTAATCGATGATGCGAGTACTTCAAAGACTAGAAGCAACGCAGATTCTGTTATAAAATCTTTAGACGATGTATCAAGTGCTTCTAATCAATCAATAGATACAGAAAAACGTAAATTAGCAGTAATGGAAGCTTCAGGCGCTTCTGCTGAAGCTTTATTAGCACAAAAAAAGAAGATTAATTTAGAAGAAGTTACTTCACGAACCGCAGCTGTAAATGCGTTATTAAAACTTCAAGAAATAGATGGTGAATTAGATGATGATAAGAAAAAGAAGTTAGCAGAATTACAAGGCCAAATTCTAGAATTAAACAATGCTGCATTAATAGATCAAACAACATATGATAAAAAGGTTAAAGATGAAGCAGCAGCTACAAATAAAACAATTTTAGATAAAGCTAAGGCACATAAAGATGCAATGCTTAGTTTAATTGTTACTTCTGTTAATAAAGAAAAAGAGTTAAAGCAACAGATTGAATTAGAGTCTATTAAAGATGAACAAGAACGCGCTAGAAAAGAGTTAGAATTCGAACAAGAAACTGCTAAAGCAGAATTACAAATACAAATTGATAAATTTGCCAATAAAAAGAAATTAACAACAGAAGAATCTGCTTATTTGCAATCTCTTAGGGCTATAGACATTGCATTAACTCAACAACAGGGTTTAGCTACTCAAAATCTATTAGACGATCAATCTAAAGAAAGAAAAGATAAAGAAGCTACATTCCAAACAGAATTAAACGATCTTAAATCTGAATTTGCTTTAATGTCTATTGAAAATCTTAGAGAAAGAGCAAGAGCAGAGCTAGAAGTAGAATTTGAGAAACAAATTGCTGAAATTAATGCAAGTGAATTAACAGAAATTCAAAAAGGTGAAAAAGTAGCAGTAGTTAGATCTATTAATGCTATACAAAAAAAAGAACAAGAAGCAGGTTTTAAACAAGATGATTTAAACAATCAATTTAGCTTTAATACTGCAGCATCACAAGATGAAACATTAACATGGGCTGAACGTATACAAAGAGTAAAAGATAATCAAGCTATTTTATCTCAAATGGTCTTTGCTTCAGAAGAAGAAAGAGCAGATGCTTATAAAGGTCAAAAGAAAGCTGAAGTTGATATTGATACCGCTGCCTCTGCTGCTAAAATGCAAAATGCAGAAAAAATTTCTAATTTATTAGGTGGTCTTTCAGCACTTGCAGGTAAAGAAACAGTAGCAGGTAAAGCATTAGCAATTGCTCAAACTAGTATAGATACATATGTTTCTGCACAAGCGGCCTATAAATCATTAGTAGGTATACCTATAGTTGGACCAGCATTAGCCACCGTCGCTGCTGGTGTTGCAATAGCTGGTGGTTTAATGAATATTAAGAAAATCGTATCAGTAAAAGTTCCTGGAGTTAGTGGTGGAGGTGGAGGTGGCAATACAGCACCACCAACCCCCGTATCAAGTAAGTTTGCACGTGGTGGTTTCGTAGCAGGTATGGGTACTTCAGTGTCTGATTCTATTCCCGCAATGTTATCAAACGGAGAATCAGTTATTAATGCAAATTCAACCTCTATGTTTGGTGGATTACTTAATCAAATAAATCAATCAGGGGGTGGAGCACCTATAAATACTCCAAACAATAATATGAACAATACTCCACCAATATTTAAAACATATGTAGTTGCTTCTGATATGACGAATCAACAAGAAGCTAATAAACGAATAAGAGACATCTCAAAAATATAAAATGAAATACTTAATGGAACAATATAATTTTATGATAACTGCTATATTCGGTAGCGTGCAACGTATAGTATCTATAATACTTGCATTTTTAGTACCAATTACAGGAATACTTTTTACTGTTATAGTTTGTATAGTAGCTGATACAATAATGGGTATATGGAGATCTAAAAAACTAAAAGAAAAAATAACATCACATAAATTAAGTCGTGTAATATCGAAGATGTTTTTATACAATGGAACCATCATCTTATTTTATATTATTGATTTTTATATCTTTAATGAAATTATGATAACTTTCTTTTCTGTACCATTACTCATGACTAAAGTAGTTGCATTAACATTAGCATCAATTGAAATTTATTCCATAGATGAAAATTGGAGAGATGTTAAAGGTAAAGGCTTATTTGATGCCTTTAAATCTTTAGTTTTACGTGTGAAAAATATTAAAGACGAAACTGATAAATTAACAAAATAAATACACTATGGAATTTAAGAAACTTATAATAGATTTAGGAATAGTTTTTGATGATATATTGAGCGGTATATCTGCGGTATCACTAGTTGAATCGCCTGCAATAGAACTTGACTTCAGATATTTTAATAAAGAAACATTTGATATTGATGTTACGGCACTAGAACCTTATGCTGACTCAGGAGTGCATAAGAGACGTATAGAAGACGTTTATTCATCTGATATGATTGAAACTATACTTAAATTAGCAGATGTGCTAGGCATCTCTGATGATGCCGTGGAGCTACGTACTGAAAAGTTTGCAACTACTGATATAGTAAAAAGAATTTATAAGTATACAAGTTCAAATGTTGCTAGTGATTCAAGAGATTTCTGTAGAGGTATGTCAAAGAGATACTTTTCAAGAGAAGATATTGATGCGATGGACGGAATGAATTCAGAGTTTGGTGCAGGAATTGGTGGTGGAACCTATTCTATCTTTAAGTTTAAGGGCGGCGTTTCATGCCAACATTACTGGCAAGCTTACGATTCTATAAAAGTTGGGAATAAAACACAGATTTTCCAAGTTGCACCAGAATCAAGAGATGAAATTATAGCTGCTACAGCACCTCGAGCAACTCAAGGACGTGGCTACGTAAAAAGACCACAAAGAAACTTACCACCTTTAAGCGGCCATCGAGCTTTTTCTAAGATGTATTTCTCTAATGATGAACAAAGGATTTGTGTCGGTCCAGTACTTATACCTGATATGGAAATCATTAGAAAGGATGAAAAAACCGGTAAAGAATACTATGTTAAGTTCAGTGCAGAATCGATTGCAGAAATCGCACAGAAGTTCATGAAGAAACGATTAACTGATCAAACTAATGTAGATCACAATGAGAATAAACCTGCTGATTCATATATTTATGAGGTTTGGATTACAGAAAATATGGAAGACAAGGCGAACTCAGTATATAACTACAACGTACCAATAGGTACAATGATGGTGAAAATGAAAATCGACGATAAAGAAACATGGGCTAAAGTGAAAAGTGGCGAGTTGAGAGGTTTTTCATGTGAAGGTAACTTTGCAGATATGGATGAGATTGAGTCAAGGAGACAATATGAGAGGATTGTTAATATTTTAAAATAATATACAAAGATATGACAACTCACAATATCTTTATATTTAAACATATAACACCAATAAACAAAACTATAATAATATGAATTATAAACTTAAATTAAATGCTGTAAGAGAAATCTTAGGTCTTGCAGTAAAATTAGAAAGTGCTAAAACAAACGAAGGTGTCGTTTTAGAATTTGAAAAACTTGAAATTGGATTCCCAGTTTTTGTAGTATCAGAAGATGGAACTCAAGTTCCAGCAACTGGCGATGTTACTCTTGAAGATGGCACAATACTAAAATTAGACGAAGCTGGCTTAATTACTGAAATAGTTGCCGTAGAAGAAGTAGCAGATATAGAAGTTATTGCAGAAGAAGTTGTGGAAGAACCTAAAGAAGAAGAAGATGTTAGAATGAATGACAAGTTCACAGCAATATTCGAAGCTATAGAAGAAGTTGCGGAAGAAGTAGCAACTATAAAAGAAGAAATGGCTGCATATAAAACTAAAATGGACAAATTTTCAAAAGCTCCAGGTAGTGCTGCAATTACAAACATAATTAATCCTAAAGAAGTTGAAGTTATGGATGCTTTTGAGTTTAAACTTAAAGCTATTAAAAACGCAATGAAAAACTAAATATAAATAAAAATTAATAAAACAAATAACAAATTATGGCATACGATTTATCAGGTTTATCAGCATATGTAGACCAAACCTCACAAACTGACTTAATAACTAAAGCGTTATTAAAATCACAAACTGTAAATAACTTAAGCGTAAAAGTAGGTTTAGTTTCAGGAACAGTAAACTTAAACATCTTAGATGGTGTTGCTGACATATTAGATGCATCATGCGGATTTGGTGCAGGCCAAACCGGTTTAAACTCTACTATCTTTACTCAATTACCTATCGTTGTAGGTGCAAAAATGATGAAAGAGCAACTTTGTCCTGATGTACTTTATGACACTTGGTTGAGTTCTCAACTATCTGCTGATGCATCACACGAAACAGTCCCATTTGAACAAGCTATCGCAGATTTTAAAATTAGAGAAATCAACAAATATGTTGAAACTACTTTATGGGCTGGAGACGGTGCAGACCTTGATGGTTTGTTATTCCAAACTGCAGTTGCTCAAGGTGCTGTAGATGCTACTGCATTTCAACCTGCTTGGAACGCAGGTAACGCTGTTGCTAATATGTGGGAATTAATTGATTTAATACCATCCGCTCTTAAACAAGAAGATGATATTGTCGCTTATGTTTCTTATGCTACTTATTCTAAGTTAGTACAAGGATTAATAGCAACAGGTAATTCTATATTACTTCAATATCCTAACATTCAAAATGTAACGGGTGTTGCTGAAACAAGCTTCATTTTCCCTGGAACAAACGTTAAAGTATTCGCTGCACCAGGAATAATTGATCCAGCAGGAGATAGCGCTGTTGTTGTTGGACCTAAAAAATACATGTTTTTCGGAACAGGTATAATAGATAATAAAGATCAATTCAAATTTTACTACGATCCTTCAAATGACGTAATAAACTTTATGTCTAAATTCAAAATTGGAACGGCGGCTTACGCAAGTCAATTTGTTTCAACCATATAATATTAATTAAAAATAAAAATAAA